TACCCCCAAGCGGTACCTCAGGCAGCCCCCAGCTACCAATCCAGCCCTACTCAGTACGCCCCCCAATCCCAACCGGAAGCCCCAGCGGGCAACCCATGGGAGTCGGCGTTCAACAAGGTGGTGAATCTGCTGAGCGCACCAGTCCAATCCCCGTTCCAGGGTCAACAATCGCAGCCGACGACAGCGTATACCCCGGCCAATTACGGACAACACAGCAGCCAGTTTACGCCACAATCGGCTCCGCTGACCTGGTCTCCCAACCAGGCATACTCGCCCAACTATTCCCAAACCTCCTCCAGTCCCTCCTTGGAGCAGATCGCGGATCACCTGGGAATGAGTCAAGACAGCCGTCAGGTGATGGACGCGTTCGGGATCGAGGCTCCAGCGGTACTGAACAACTACGCTCTAAACCTGGAGCAGATGCTGGACAGCGCCGTCGCGTGGGGAAACCGCGCCGCTAATACCATCCAGCGCTATGCGAAATTTGCCGTTAATGAGCATCAAGAGAATCTTGCGTACAACGAGATCTTGACGAATCCTGATGTTCTGAGCGATTACACGCTTAAGTTCTTCGGTCCCGAAGGTCCGTACCCCGTGTACGAAAGCGAGAATGAGCTTGAAACTCGTGGGTATCCGACCCAGATGATTCAACCTCAGCTTGGTAATTTCCCCGCTCCCCCGACCGCAGCGGCTCCTCAGGCACCTGAGAACTTCTGGGGTACTTTCAGCGACATGATGAACCGTGATCCCCAGAATGCCTGGCGCGTACTGAATCAAGCTCAACCTCAAACTGTTGCAAACAAATTGTTTGTAATGGAGTGATTAAATACAGCCAACAATTGCGTTTAAAATTGTTGGCTGCTAAAATTTGTGTTAGATAAGACACATGTGTCTTTATCTTTCACCCGATAAAAACACTAACACTGGAGGATAAACCAAGGTGTTTATTGATAGCTAGTTCAGATCCTGGTAGGTAGCCCCCTTCAAGATTTGGTAAATAGCTCCGTGATTGCAATTAAATTTTTCGGCAATCTTCCGATAAGAAAGACCAGCCTCCTTCAAAGATTTAATTTGGATCACGTCATCCGAAGAAAACTTTCTCAAAGAGTTCTTCGGTTTTCCTTTACTGGCAAAACCATTGTTTTTGTAACAACCGTTTTTCCAGGCTCTTGTTAGATTTTCTTGTTTGGTAACGATCTCAAGATTGTCAAGTCGATTATTTCTCTTGTCATTATCTTTGTGATCAACTTGCAAGGAAAAGTTACTAGTTCCATGGGAACGAAGATCTAATCCTAAAAAGGCCACGGCCATCAAGACGTGAAGATGAAATCTTTTTCTTTTTCCATCTACAAGAACTGAAACACGGTTATAGACACTGGTTGAACTGATAGGTAATTCGCGAAAATATTCTTGATTGTCGGGATCAAGACGTTTTTCAAAAACAATACCCTCCTCAGTTAAGTAAAGATTACCAAATCCAGGAACAAGCTTTGGTTCCATGTTGTTCATAAACAAGTTTCCAAAGTGTAGCACGCCTCAACTGAACGCTCAACGTTGTCACCTCACCGAGCAATCGATGAGTGCAAACTGGATGAATTCAGGGAAGCCCTAACGTAAAGCCGAGGGTAATCCTGAGCCAAGCCAATCAAGTCGTGATTGGAAGGTGCAGAGACTACTGGGTGTAACACGATCTTGTTACGTAATACCAGAATTAGCGTCCGGCATCCCACGGGGATGAAGAGATAGTCCACCCCTCTAAGAAACTAGAGACCAGGAGAACGATTTTCCAAAGATCTTAGGTGCGGAACTCTATCGTCCCCACCCTGCCTACATTGCCGAGATGGCAGTGGAGCCCGTGGTTGTTCACGATTTCACTCGTCAGCCTGGTCAAACTGTTCAGTTAGACCGGTATAAGTTCTGGGGTACCCCTGGTACTAAGGACAGCCGTGAGCGTATTGCTGATCAAACGATCGGTACCGCCAACAGCCGTAACATCACCAAGGAGAAAGTCCTGGTGGTGCTTAAGGAGTACACTGGTCCTGCGGATCCGGGCGACCCGACTCAGCCCAGCACATTCAAGATTGCTCGCGAAACTCTGGTCACCGCGCAGCGCATGCTGCTGGACACCGGTAACCTGAATATGTTCCACCAGTCGATCGGTAGCCTGACGCTGCTGGATGACTATCGCCGGTGGCGCGACCGTGTGTTCATCGATGAGCTTGCCAAAGCTGAAGCTAACGGTGTTGCATCCACAACCCAAGGCGGTTACTACTTCCCTGGTGGTAAGGTCAAGGACTCTTCCGGTCGTATTTCTTACACCAGCACTGAGTACACCGCTGATCTCCAACAGTTCCAGGTGCGTACCGACCTGCTGACCGTTGTCAAGGATCTGCGCAAGCGCAACACTCCGACCTATGCCGATGGTCTGTATCGTTGCATCTGTGATCCTACGTTCATGATGCACCTGCGTCGTGACCCTGACTTCCGTGAGATCGCCCGCTACGCTGGTAATCCTGGCCAAGGCATGTACATGGGCAACCCCATGCTGCCTAACAACGCCAGCTTCTACCAAGGTCCCCAGGCTGGCCAAGCCTACTTCCTGGCCGGTGAGCCGGTGATGCCGACTGGCGTGCAGTTTGAAGGTGTGAAGTTCTTCGAGTCGACCAACTTCCCGATCAAGAGCATCAACACTTCTTTCGATAACGGTTCGACTTACGCTGTCCGGGAAGCTGCCCAAGGCTACTTCTTTGGTCCTCAAGCAATCGGCGTTGGTATCGGCGGCCCGAATGCTCAGGTGCTCATCAACAACAACGATGACTTTAGCCGTTTCATCATTCTCATTTGGCAACTGTATGCTGGTTTTGAAATCCTGAACAAGGACTTCGTGACCACCGCATTCAGCTATGTGCAAGATGACGGTATCATTTGATAACTAACAGTACACATTTAACAAAGGAAAGATAAATGACCTATTTGTCTGCTAAGAAAATCTACCCAGGTAACTGGGCAGAACCGCTGAACGGCTGGTACAAAAACATTGACTCCATTAACGAAGGCGGCACAGCCGTTGATAGCTCACTGGGCGGCCCTACTTCTGTCCTTGCTGTACCCGGCTACCGTTACTTCCAACAACGCGGTTATGTTGCTGTCACCACCACATCAGGTGCTGGTAGCGTAAACTCTGCTGCTGTGATTGTTCCTTCGCCTTATCGCCAGGACGATACTCGTACTGACATCACGGGCATGGTGATCTCTGGTAGCAGCGCACTGCCTGCTTACGTGTATCGCACCGCCATTTCGGTTGCTTCTGGCTGGGGTGATGGTCGCGTTGCCTCTGGTATCTACGCTGCCACTGGTAACGTCCTCTCCTTCGGTCGCAGCAACGGCGGTAGCCCCACTGCTGCTTCCGGCATCGGTGAGAATGTGATCCAAGCCAACCTGACATCCACCACTTCTGGTCTTCAGGCCGGTGAAATCTTCTTTGCTGGTAATGCTGCTGCTTACGGCACAAACCCCTTCCTCACCGCTACTGGTGCCGCTGGTGTGACTAACACCAACGTTTACTACAGCGCTACTGCTGCTACCACCCTGCGTGTGTTTGCCAAGGAGACTGCAAACTCCACCACAACTTCTGGTGGTTTCTATATCTCCAGTGGTGACTCGGCTGCTGGTCGCATTGGTTACTTTGTGGTTGAAGTCTGTTACCTCCAACCTGACATCGCTCCTGGCTACGAGGACATTGAAGCCTACCTGCTTGGTCGCACAGTTAGCTGAATAAGCTAAACTAGGACCAGAATTAACCCTGGTCCTTATGCTTTATCAGCACAAAAAAACTGGTGCCCGCGTCAAAGTTGTGAGCGAGTTTGACAACGGCGATTGGTTCATGGTCGAAGATCAGGACGGTCGCCTTTTCACCGCTTATAATTCTGAGCTTGTTCCAGATGAAGATGCTACCAAAAAAGTAAAAACTCTTCAGATCAAAGATAAAGCATCTAAGGAGGATCCCAGGGATTTTCCTCCCGATCATCGTTTAAATATCAATTCCGCTACCGCACAAATGCTTGCGGATCACATTAAGGGAATTGGTCTTAAAACCGCACGTGAGATTAAAGACCTTCAGATGTCTCTGTCGGGTGAAAGGTTTAACAATCTTGAACAGCTGAAGCAAATCAAACGTGTTGATTGGGAGGCAGTCCTTGCTGCCGACTTGATTCGCGTATAACTCTCTCCACTAACCCCTGGGAAACCAGGGGTTTTTTAATCTTACAATGAAGAATAAAACAATACAATGGCAGGCATAACGTACTTAGGGCAGGTAGGTTCCACTGGAACATCAACCGGTCCCCATAAGCACGTATACGTAAAAGACCTTGGCACAGGACAGTATATTGATCCCTCTACTATTCGTTCTGCTCTGGCTGGCATTCGCGTTGGCGAGCAAAGAATCCCAGCACTAACTAAAACAAAAGATGGCAAATATGACATCAATCCTCAATCCGGCATTGCGTTAACTTCTAAATTTGGTCCGCGTAGTGCGCCAACCAAAGGTGCAAGTACATTTCACCGAGGGGAAGATTGGGCTCTCCCTGAAGGAACGCCTGTATATTTTGAAGGCGCTGGCACCTACAAACCTCTTGCTAACCAAGGAGGTTATGGAAACCTGGCAACATTTACCACAGGTGACAACAAATACGAGATTGGATTAGGCCACATGAAGTCTCTTGGTAAACCAGGGGCCACTGCTTTGCCAACAACACCGCCTGCTGCACAGCCCAGTACTGATTCTCGTACTGAAGATATCCTCAAAGCATTCATGTACGGCGCCGGTTTCCAAGGGAAAGAACCTGAAAAACCAAAGAAAACAATGCAAGAAACCTTAAAAGAACAGTTGGTCGGTGGGTTAATTTCACAAGCCTTAAACCCTATGGGATTCCTGGATTCCTACAGGACAGAAAATCCGTTACTCATGGGTCAATCTAGTGCGACATCAGATTATCTCAACGGACTGTTTGGTTGATTACTTGCTTTTATAATTAAAAGACAACGACACGTAGAAGTGCATTTAAGCGACTACGACAAGAGTAGAGTTCGTTACCACCTCGGTTACTTTACTGTTTCTGTACCAGCAGGCGATTACGCCCGCCTGGAAGAAGCAATGAATACCGTGCCTGATTCGTACTTCTACGACAAGCTTGCTATTCAGCTGGGTCGTTGTGACACGGCTGAAAAGAAAACTGAAGTCGCAACTTCTCCTTCTACGCGCCTTGAAAGTATTGCTGGTGACGTTGATCGTACGATCAGATCCAGTAATGCCAAAGAAGCACTAAAGGTTTGGGATGAGATTTATCTCTACGAAACAAACCGTTTAGCCGGTATCCTTTACGTTCCCAACTACAAGGATCCGTTCCAGGCCAGATATCGTTACGAACGTTCTGGCGCTGAATTCATCCAGAGTCTTCCTGGACCTGCTGATACTGCAGTGGGATCACGCATCTATTTACATGAGGTTTGGCGCTGATGGCAAACAATTTTTTAAATGCACTCAATCGAGTAATGCCACCTCCTGGCACAAATCCTTTTTTTAAAACTCCTGGGCAAGCACTTGATGCGGTGACAGCTCCTGTGCGTAACCAATTTGGAATTCCTCCTGTTTATGAAAAGGCAGGAGGCATGCTGGGTAATGAGCTTAAGTATATTGGCGGTCAACTTTTAAAAGGACAAAATCCATATGCCTCTGATACGCAACTTAAACAGAAGTCGTTATT